GCCGACTGATCCGATATGGCGGATGGTGCGCAAGCTGGTTTCCGGCAGTGGCGCCACCTCATGGATCCACTTGTATCCGGCACGCCGGAGGGCGCCGTAGTACAGGGTCGGCAGCTGCAGATCCGACAACGGCACGTGCCGGTGATTGGTGGAGAGGTAGTGATTGGCGAGGGCATTGGCAAAGGCGATCACCTTGCTCTCCTCACTGCCCCGTTGGTCGTACCAGAGGCTGAGGGCCTGCCCTGGTGATAGGCGTGCTGGCTTGGTCATGAGTCTTCAATGAGTTGGCGTCGAAGGGTTTGAAGGCTGATGGCATTAAGGCCGGCCCTGCTGAGCTGCTCGAGCTGCAGATCGATCAGTGCGACCACCCGGCCGCGCTCCTCCTGCCGGCCACACCGCAGGGCCTGCTGTACGGCATTGCTCTGACTGAGCTCCTCGGCTGCCCTGGCCACCTGCTGCTCGCGCTGCTCCAGTTCAACCTGCTGCTGCTGCAGTTCACTGAGCAGCTCATGAATGGTCTGGAGTCGGTTCATGCAACACGCTCCCAGTGGTAGCCCGCTGCTCGATTGCCGGTCTTTACTGCCCAGTGGATGGCTGAGCGGGTGCACCAGTGCGCTTTACCTGCCTCCATGGCGCAGCGATAGGTGAAGCCGGTTTCAATGCACCGCACTGGGCAGCGGGTGCCAGGCTTCTGGACAATGGGCAGGCTGGATAGGTGCTCAGCCAGCTCCTTGCTCTCCAGCAGTTGGTAGAGCTTGGAGTAGGGCTGGCCGGCAAAGCATTCAGGACGCTTGCGGGCCAGGTTCTTCAGGCTCTCGCGGGAGATGTAGATCTTCTTCCCCTGCCGAAAGCACCTGATCGATCCTTGGCGACACCAGCGGCTGATGGTGGTGTCACTGATGGAGGCGAGCTCTTGGATGGTGCTGGTGCTGACATATTGCCCAACGCAGGCGATGGTGTAACCCAGCCGCCTGAGCCGGTTCTGCATGCTTGAGCGAGAGCGGGCCGGATACCCGTTGCAGGATGCCCAGTGGGTGTAATGACGCACCACCAGATCCCATGGGTAGTCACTGGCCAAGGAGGTGAGCTGCTCGGTTTCGGCAGCGCTCCACTTGGTGCCGCCGGGGATGGAGCTTGCCATTACCGGGCACCCTCCAGCGCAGTGGCCCGTTCATGGATGATGCGGCGCATCAGATCACTGATGCCTTCATCCTGCTGCTGCAGTGCCCGCAGCTTCTCAATGTCTCGCACCGGAACGAGGATGCTCAGCCGGCGTGTCTCCTGCTGATTCATGCCACCTCCTGCAGTTGGAACAGTTGGCCAGCAGATCCCTCAGCCTGCTCGAGGAACTTGGCTGCCTGCTTGGCGTATTCAGGCTTGAGCTCCACACCGATATACCGGCGGCCCATCTTCAAGGCTTGATACCCGGTGCTGCCGATGCCATTGAACGGATCCAGCACTAGATCATCTGGATTGCTGTAGAGCGTGATGCACCGCTCAATCACATCCAGCTGCAGCGGGCAGATGTGCTTCTCATCCTGCTGGCCCTTGGCCTGCCGGCCATTGAGCACCTTGGTCTGATTGACCTGCATCCACACGGGGCTGGCCAGCTCCTGCCACATGCTCACCGGCAGATCCTCAGGATCATGGGTGATCGGATCTGGGTTCTCCTGATCCTTGCGGAAGAAGAGCATGTAATCCGGCATGCCAACCCGGCTGCGGCTGCTGTCCTTCTTCAGCTGCTTGTACAGCAGGCCCAATGCCTTGGTCCGCTGCATCTCGATGACCGGATCCTTCCAGATGGTGCAGCGGGCGTGATACACCCAGCCGGCATCCTGATGGGCGCGGATCAGGTCACCACCAAAGTCATGCAGCCCGATGAATCCGTCTTTGCTCTTGCGGGCTGGCAGGTCTGAACAGTGCACGCAGGCCATGCGGCCGGGCTTCAGCACCCGGTACAGCGCCTGGGTGAAATAGGCATAGTGCTCCATGAACTCGGCATGGCTGTTGCAGTTGCCCATATCGCGCTCAGAGTCTGAGTACACGAACAGGTCCGAAAATGGAGGCGAGAAGATCGCCAGATCGATCATGCCCTCAGGCAGACCGTTCATGATCTCAATGCAGTCGGCCAGGTAGACAGCCCACCGTTGGCCTTGATAGTCGGGTTTCATTGGCAGAGGAAATCAGGGAGTTGAACCTTGGGGGTACGGGTATATGCCTTCTTGTTTGCAGCCTGCTGGTAGCCATTCATGGCCTCAGCCATGGCCCGCTTCATGCGTGCGTGATCCTCAGCCTTGCGCTGCACGTTGTTCCAGATGTTCGTTTCCGTGTCACTGATGATCACGTGACAGGTGACGGGCTTGGTCTGGCCAAAGCGCCATGCCCTGCGAACAGCTTGATAGTGCTGCTCATAGCTGTGGCTGACGCTGGCAAAGATGACCGTATTGGCGTGCTGCCAGTTCAGGCCAAGCCCTGCCAGCTTCGGCTTGGAGACGATCACCCGCCGCTGGCCAAAGGTGAAGGCATCCAATGCCGCCACCTTGGCATCAGCATCCATCGAGCCGTGCACCTCAATGGCATCAGGAATGGACGATGCCAGTGCTGAGGATTCGTCGTTGGTTTCGCACCAGACGATGACCGGGCCGGTGGCGGTGTTGGCCAGCTCTGCAGCACGGGCAACCCGATCCGCCATGGTCAACCGCTTCTCGCGGTGGATGGTGGTGGCTGATCCATCGGGGATGCGGAACAGCATGCCCTCGGGTACCGCCTGGGTTATGTCTGCCGCGATGGTGTGCAACTCGTACTGCAGCGGCGGCAGGACAAAGCCGTCATCATCACCACCAAGATCGGATGGCAGCGTTGCCGTCCTGCTCCAGCTGCTGACCCATCGCCAGAAGTCAGCCTGCGCGTGACCCTTCAGCCGCCAGTTCTGGCTGGCAGTGCTGGTGTCATTGATGAACCAGCGGCACAGCATCTCCATGCTGCCCAAATGCCCAAGGAATTCGGAGTGGTTGCCCAGCTCCATATGGTCATTGGGTGCTGGCGTTGCGGTGGCCGCCAGCCGGTAGGGCGTTTCACTGAATGCCTCGCACAGCATCCGCTTAGTGGGGCCGCTGAAGCTCTTGAGGATGCTGGATTCATCCAGCACCACCCCGCCGAAGGCGCTGGTGTCGAGCTTGGGCAGGCGCTCATAGTTGGCGATGTTGACGCCGGCCCATACGTCGGACTGCTCGCGGATGATGCGGGCATCGATGCCGATGGACTCGCACTCGCGCTGCATCTGGCGTGCTACGGCGAGGGGGGTGAGGATCAGGGATGGCTTGCTGGTGGCATCCATGAACTCAGCCGCAGCGGCAGCCTCAACCCTGGACTTGCCCAAGCCCGTATCGAGAAAGGCCGCGGCCCTGCCCTTCTGGCAGGCGAAGTCCAAGGTGGCGTGCTGGTGGGTGAAGAGATCCCACCGATGGCGCGGCTGGAAGCCATCGCAATCAGCAGCCACACCCTTGGATGCAATGAAGGCGCGGTAGCGCTCAATGGTGGCGGCTGTCATCAGCCCACCTCCGCATCCTCAAGGAATTCGCCCTCAATCAACTCGGCCTGATCCACGTCCCCCAGCTGGCGCAGCTCTGCAATGCGCTCCTCGCTGACGATCAGATCACCGTTGCCGTCCCTGCCCTCGTTCCACAGCTGCACACGCTTGGGCATCGCCAGCATGCGCATCACTGCATCGAACTGCTCAGCCGGCAGCTCGTTCAGTGCCGTGATCTCAAAGGCAGTGCACAGCTGGGAAAGGAAGGCTTCACGGCCCACGTCATCCAGCACGGCATTCATGGCGTTGGCCATGGTCTGCAGCTGCTGCTGATTGACCGTTGGCGGTGCGGCCTGAGGCTTGAGTTTCTTCTTTGCAACAGGTGCATCAGCCGGTGGCGTGATCTCGGTCACGACAGCAGGCTGTGCAGTCGAGACTTCATCTGAGCTGTACGTGCCAGCAAGGCCTTGGGGGTATGCCATGCGCAGGGCATGGGACTCGGCCACCTTCGCCAGCATGTGGTTGGGCATGCTTTTCCAGGGGCCACCGTTGCCGGCAAACTCCTTGCGGCTGACGGCCTTCACCACCGGGCGCTCGGTGCCGGTGCGCCAGACCTTGGCTCGAGCCTGAGACACCTCGCCATTGGGGATCCAGTCAACCCAGCCGTCCTCGCTGAGG